GTTTCATAATATCTTTATCTGGATAATCGTCTCTACCGAATGCTAAGGCAAACGCTGAGCCACTACCTGTTCCGCCAACGTGAAAACCAATTATCAAACCAGTATTCTTGTCCACTAGAGGAGACATGCAATCCCCATTCTGGGATACAAATCCATTCGGGAAAGTATAAGCCCAACCATATCCGCTCTCTTCCTGATTACTCAGGTTAGCGTATGTGCATAACATATGATGTTCTATAATCTCATTGGTTTGTCTATTAGCACTATCTCTCCCAAAAGTGTATAGTATAGCACTACACTGTGCACCTAACTGCTGACGAATATTCTTTTCTTGTATAACTAGACCATTCTCTTTCACACCGAATGCGTGATTCAAATGTATTGCTACAAATCTCCCACCAGCTATTGGCGTATGATTAATACACTGTGTATCCATCCGATCAAAATCATAAGATTGAACCCCGCTATATTTAAACTGGAATGTATCCTCACCATTATTCATCACCTTCATATTCTTAAAAGTGTGATTGACCACAATAGCAGTCATAGGTGTGATATTAAACATAGCTCCTGATAGAGATGAACCTCTCATATCATTTTCCATTCGGAATCTAGCCATCCCACGTTTTACATAGGAAATCCTTGTCTCAGCATCCATAGTTCTCTGTTTATCATGAGCTATAAAAGGTATCAACTTAATGGTATGCTTAGCCCATTGATTTTTCTCTTGTTCTCGTTCTATTACATCAGTTGCTGACTTAGGTTGCATATTACCTTGTGGTGCTAATCCATTGTATGCATTTCTAATAAACGTACCTAACGTATAAACAGATAAAGCAGCTGCTCCAAAGTGCATTAGAGATATGTCAGAAAAGGGTCTATAAGATCTAGCTAGAGCTATCCCTGCACCAATTTCCTGTCTCACCCTCAATCTCATATATTCAATACAACCTATCAAGAAGTATTGATAAGTCTTAAACATACAGACACTCATCATAGCTACATACATGGTCATCACCACCGGACTCTTCCTCAAAGTATAGGCTGGAATAAACTGGAGCAACAATATTGCTATTGACAATAACAAATATGCTAGAGTTTTAGGTCTGGTAGTAGCGAACAATGACATCCTAGCAAAATAATGGAAAATAGCAACTACTATACCCAATAACATCAAATGTATCCTCCTAGGTTCTAAAGTGTCTAGAACATCTTGAGTAAATCTAGTCGTTGCAAATTCACAAAATTGTACTATTCCTGGTTCCACGTAACCGCGCGTTAAGTAACTAATAATATTCTCAGGATTGAGGTCAGGTTTCTTGTCGCGTCCGATAATCATATCAACTATATCTTTATTAAGCTTCTTCACGTCACTCAGAGTGCCTTGTAATCTCTTACGATTTCGCTCTTTCCTCTTGTTAATTGCTTCCAAGAATTGTTTACCAGCTGCACTCTGCACTGCATCGTCAATTGATCCATTATTATTACTATCAGGCGGATCTGGACTAATGGGGGTTTTATCACAAGGATCATCCCCGGGCTTGTCCGGTGGCTTCACACCATTTCTAGTACATGAACACCAATCAGGACTATCTAAGCAACCACAAACTTTACACTTAGGCAAATTAGCATGAGATCTCACTGTTTCCAATAATCCCTCTTGAACCTCAAGATTATTAAGATGCAACATAGTTAAAATTCGAGTCATAT